CAGGATATATAAATCAAGGTGGTATTGGAGAATATGAATATGGTTTTTGGGTTGGAACGACAAATCCTGTTACAAAAGATAATTTTGATTTGAACATGACAGGTGTGGGAACTGTTAATGCACAGGGAAATACAACTTTTACACACTTTGATTATAATTTATCACAGGGGATACATTATTATGTTACTGCATGGATTAAAAATGCAACATTTTTTACAATTAGTAATGAACAAGATGATTTTTGGACAAAGACAACTCAACCAACAGGGTTTACATCCACTCTTGATGTTTGTACTGTAACTTTAGCATGGACTAAGGGAACAGGTGCAGATAAGACGGTAATTGTAAGGAAACCAAATTCTTATCCAGAGAACATTGAAGATGGAACTCTTATCTATAATGATACAGGAACTACTTATGATGATGATACAGGATGGGGTAATTATCAATTTTATAAGGCATGGAGTTGGACAGGGGATAAACATTCAGATAATAATACAACATCAAATATAGTTTTTAATCCATGTCCACCAACAAATATTGACTCTGCAATACAAGAAAATTTCTCATTATTGGTAACATGGACTAAGGGGACTGGTGCTGATTCAACAGTTGTAAGAAGAAAAGTTGACAGTTATCCAACATCTGTTACTGATGGAGATGAATTATATAATTACACAGGAGAACAAAAAAATGTTGCATATGTGGAAGGGAGCTATTATTATGCCATGTGGAGTCATGCAAATGGAACTTATAGTGACCAAGAAAATTTCTCAATAGGTGGAATGGTCACTAATTGTTTTGATGAAGTAACAAATGAAAGTCTTGAATTTGATATTGAAATATTCAATCAGGATGGGTCTCAGACTTATGAGAGCAGAAATAATACAAATCCACATGTTTTGAATATATCACAGCTTCCGTTAGGGGACAAGATAAGATTTGTTTTTAGTGCATCTCAGAATTATTCAGAGAAGGGTGAAACATTCACAGGGTATTCAGCTATTGAAAATGAGACAATTACTTATGTTGTGTTTCAGACAGACCCTAGAGGTAAATCAACAACAAATGTTTCAACATGGGATGGTGCAACTCCTTATTATCCACCTTTTACACTTGAGGGAGATATTATTACAATACTTCCTGATGCATCTCCTGTATTTGATAAGATAATAGTAACATATCTGCATGATGAATATAGGACAAGAATATATTATAGAGATGTGATAGAGGGAAGCTATTACGGTATGAACACCTTTTTACCACCTACTGAGGGAAGTAGTCTTTATCAGTTGAATGTCATTGATGAATTTAATCAACCTGTCCAGAATGCCTACATGAACATCAAAAGATACATTGGAGGGGAGTTTCAGCAAGTATCATCTCTGTATACATCAGCTCAGGGTACTACAGAAATCTATCTTATGGATGGAGAACAGTACAAGATAGTCATTACTAAAGATGGGTATTTGACTGAGATTGCAGACATTGTAACTGATACTGAGATTAGGACTCATACTTTCAAATTATTATTCAGTGGTTCTATTCCTGATGTTGAATATAGTATTTTTCATAATATTACTTGGAGTATAGAACCAGTTGATTATCAGCATGAAGAACCACTTAATTTGTTTTACAATATTTCAAGTATTGATAATCAAATAGCATGGTTTTCTGCTAGTGTTTATTATTATAATTCAACTCTTGATGCTAATAATGTAACTATAGGTTGGCAACTTCTATATTCAGACAATCAATCGACAAGCTCTGGAGGTTCTATCAACTATTTAACAACCAACAAATCTGGTAGATATGCCTTTGTCTGTGCATTAAAAAAAGTAGGTTTTCCAATGTATATTTTTGGAACTGAAGATGGATGCAGAGAATATTGGATTTACCAGAATGTCATAGAGAGGGTAGATGAAATCCCTGATGAAATGTGGTTGATAATAACCATTGTACTCATGCTGGTTGTCATGGGGTTCTTAGCTAAGTTTGGAGCTGGTGCTATGATAGGAGTAGGTGGAATTATTGTCATGGGGATAATGTTTACATTGAAACCAGATATGATTATCGGTGGTATTAGTGCATGGTGGATAATGCTTTCAACAACCATTATTTATGTGGTATTGATTTATTTAATGAGAGGTAGATAATGAAAATGAAAGGGAGTGTAACCGTATTTGCTATGATTCTCTTAGGTCTGATAATTGGCATGTATCTATTTGGTTTTACAAGTCCAATCTTACAATATGCTTCAACTGAGGTACTAGGTGAGAATGAAGATGTTGAATCACTGGAAGATGTAAAACCTTATACTGCTGGAGACCTGTTGGAAGATATTAGGCAAAGTGTTTTTTCTGAGATTGGTCTTGCATTTATGGGTTTGTCTTTAGCTGGAGCTGTGATTACTGGATTTGCTGGTGCTGGATATATAGGTCAAAGCATTTTATCTATTGCAATTCCTGTTTTCATTTTGAATATGATTTGCAACATTATGTTTTTTCCTGTGTTTACTACAACTGGAGCAGAAGGTTTACCTTTTGAGGTGAATGTATTGCTTGTTATTGTGTTTAATGTGCTGTTGATTTTGACTACAATCAGTTTTGTCATGGGGAGGGACTAGATGTTAGGAAATATTCTATCATGGATTGTACTTGCTGTGAACTGGTCTAGTATCACTCAACCTTTCGCAGACATGGGTACTGACCTGATTGGAGAACCAGCTATGATGGGATTAATCATATTGCTTTTCTTTCTGATGTTTGCTCTAGTATTATATCTCCCCTTTGAAGCTGTTGTTGTAATTATGATGCCAACATTAGCTTTAGTGTTCATCTATATTCCACCTTTGAAGATAGTTGTAGCTGTCATGGTGGGATTAATGATTGGAATGGCATTGATAAAGTGGGTCAGAAGATAGGAGGTAAGATATGGAAGAGGAGACCAATCCTTTACCTATCCATGATAAAATATATGCTTTATTGCAAGAGAGAACTTCTAAAAGAATTTTACTTAGTGAGTTTTTTGCTCTAGTAGAGAACATTAGAATCACCACAGAATGCCTAGAGAACATCAGAAAAGAGCTACATGATGCTTATTTGATAGAATCTAAAGTAAATAAAATAACCAAGTCATTAATCTTTTATATAAGATATTCAAGAGCTGAATCAAGAGAACTATTGAATCAACTAATAGAAATGAAATGGGTCACTAGAAAAAACTACATAATACACATTAAAAAAAAAGATACAAAATAATAAATACTAAATAATAATATATATTTTTAGATAATTATGCCATATAAAGATAAAGAAAAACATAGAGAGAAACAAAGAGAATATTATCAAAAAAATAAAGAAAAAGAAAAACTAAGACTACATTTACATTATCTAAAAAACAAAGAACATATAAATGCAAAAACTAAAAATTGGAAAGAAGAAAATCCAGAAAAGAACAAAGCATCAGACAAAATATACAGGGAAAAAAACAGAGAGAAAAAAAGAGAATATAATAAAGAACATCATCAAGAAAACAAAGAACACATAAATAAAGAACATGCGAACTACAGAAACAATCATAAAAAAGAAGAAACTGCAAGAATGAAACTAAATGTTGTAGTACATGGAAGCAAAACACCTTTCATCATGGAGGACTGTGCTTTATGTGAAAAACCAGCTACAATGTGTCACCATGAGAACTATGATATGCCTTTCTTCATCTATTTCTTTTGTAGGGGTTGTCATATCAGTTACCACAGGAATGAAAAAAACAAAGAATGAATGTTTAGGGTTTATATAATATCACAGAAATATCTACCTTCATAGAATCTTTGCAAAGCATGTGAGCTTTGGCGATTTAACACATGTAAATAAAAGAGACAGTAATTGAAGAGGAGGTAGAAAACCAATGTTTAGTAAAAACGGATTTAAAGGGGCGGTCAACCCCGTAGATTTTGTTATATCCATTGTGGTTGTGGTCATTGTCATATCGGCAGTAGCTATCCCAACTATACAAGATGTTCTTGATTCATCTAACATTACTGGTATACCTAACACTGTTTTGTCAGTTATACCAACTTTCTTAGGACTTTTAGCTCTCATTATGATTGCAAGAGGTTTCTAGGGACACTCTGAGATATAATACACCACCTTCTTTCTTTTTTTTAAAATTATAAATACTGGTGATAAGATTACAGGTCAGGTAAAATATGAATGAGATGCTCATACTATTGTGGTTAGTCCTATGGGTGATTCTACTTATTATGTCAAGCATTGATAAGAGAGGGGTTGTTTTTGGTTTTATTGCTGGTATCTGGATTCTATTTTTAGGGATTTATATTATACTAGATGGGATTCAGATTCAGTCTGGAATGACTGTAATGGGAGAGGTAGGAAATCAAGTTATTACCTATCAATATAATACAGTTACACCACCATTGAGTAGCTATTCTACCATGTGGGGTCTACCATTCATTCTTATAGGTTTTTATCTATGTTGGCTTAGTGCAACTGCTAAGAAGAAAACAGGATAAGACAAAGGTATAAATACACATTTTTTGATTACTTAATATATGGAAGGTGTCGAGGAGAAACCTAAAGTAGACAAAATAAAAACTATTTTTGAAGAGGTAAATGAGAGATATAATAACATTAAGAATACTGGTTTTAGCAATTATACTCAAGACCAGCAGATGTTATCTCAGCTTCCACATGACCAGTTTGGACATGCATATACTCTAATTAATAATAGAAGTAGGAAGATGGAGAAGGAAGGTTTTGACATCATAGCTGACCCTCAGATACTTCTAGGTAACATTAAAGATGAAAAGTCATTGAAGTTTTATCAGATGGATGTCATGCTGTTGACTAATCTTTTGGCATGTGCAATAAATGACCCTGTTATGAAGGTTGTATTTGACCCTCTGTGGACAGCTTTTAAATCTGAGATAAGAAGCACTTGTAACATTGATGGTATTGAAAGGTCTTATCAAGCATTTCATGTCCCTATGGGGAGTGGTGGTAAGAAAGGATTTGGGTTGTTTAATAGGAAGAAAAAACAGAAAGAACCGATTGATTATGTGATACCAACTGAGGAAGATGAAGGTATTTATGGATAGTTGAGGAGATGAATATATGGTAAACCCTTTTTCAAAAAGAGAAGTAGAAAAAAAGAAAAAAGAATTGACTAAAGAAGAGGTTGGAGCTGTTGTTGATGACATGTTTTCTGAAAGGCAAGCACCACCAGTTAAGCAACCTATTAAGCAAGCACCACCAGTTAAGCAACCTGATAAGACAGTAGATTATGACCCAGTGATAAAACAACCTGATAAAGATAACATTCAGTCGGTCAAGGTCATAAAAGAGAAAAATAGACTTGACTGGGACAAAGCTATCATGTGGTTGTCTGTACTGGGGATAGTTGGTATAATATTTTTGTATCAGATGGTAAGTGATTTCAGCTCAGGTCTTGGTCTGCTCATGTGGTTATTTGGTATGATGTGTTTTCTACCTCTTGGTCTGATACTAGGATGGTTCTTTCTTGACCCTTACATGAGATGTAAGATAATGAGGAAAACAAGGCATAAGAACTATGGTATCATCTATTTTGTCCATAAGGGAGGAAAAAGGATAACTACAAGAATCAAGAATCTTGATGATGATGTGATTATCCATGAGACTAAGATGTGGTTGATAGATAAAGATGGAGTATATTATCTGGATATTAATGGAGATAAGATAGAACATGCTGGAATTGAAGATGCAAACATTGTGACTCTACCTAGTAATGTGCCAGCATTATTCTTAGACCCTGAGACAATGATTCCTTTGAGATTCCATGAGGAGAAGTCTAAGACAAACCCTCAGCAAGCAGGTGCTTTATTATTGGGTTACATCAACAACCAGATTACTAAAAACCTTTTTTTCAAAAAGCAGATGACCATGTTCTACATAATTTTGATTTGTATTACTGGAATCACTTTTGCTCTTTCAATGCAGACATATATGGATTTTGCTGAGATGAAAGAGACAACTATACCCATGCTGGAAGGAAAACTCAATCATATAGTATCTCTGTTGAATGGACTATCTCTTACACCACCATAGGGAGGTATCATGTTTAAAAAGATAGTTGATAGATACAAGGAGAAACGGAAACAAAGAGAAGAGATGTCTCTGAGTGAGCTGGAGAAGGTAATTAAAAAAAGAAAGTATGGATTTATAATTTTGTATTGTGGATTCATATTATTTGTTTATCTTGGTATAGTTTTAACCATTGAGACTGTGCTTGGTCTGTTGTTTCTTTCAATTATGTTTGGTGTCTTAACAGTTATTGCATTTATTGATTATATATTTACCAGATTACTTCATTATTTTAAACTGAATGAGAGGTAATAATGGAGCAAGACGGTTATGAGGACACCACTGAGCAAGCATCAGAATCTTCATACAAGGATTATCTTTTAGAAAGATTTAAACTAATGTCGGATATTGCAATCACTGTCAGAAAAGCATATATTAAGAATCAGGAAAGCAGAGAGAGTCATGTGAGCATGATTTCTATTGCATGTGAGCTATGGAATCAGATTAGTCCTAAGATGGATGAAACACCATTAGAAGCTCAGTTCAAGCTCTGGATTCCTTTTGTACTAGAACCCAAACTGTTCTTTGAACCTGATTATGAGAACATGGCATGGTTGTTTATCTATCACATAAGAGTAGGTTTTGAGCATCTAGGACTGACAAAAATAGAGTAGGAAAATATCATGGTTGATGAAAAAACAGAAGCTATGCTGGAAGAAATAAACAAGCTAGATGATTCAGCAAAAATACTTTTTAAATCATCTTTAACTGTTTTTCAAAATAGGTTGTTGGAAGTTGTAAATTTTACAGAAGAGATAAAACAAGGAATAAAATTGGAGGAAAAAGATAATGGAAAAAAGACCAAGAAAGCAAAAATATAAGGTAGACGAAACAATCGAATGTCCAAAATGTGCAACTAGGATTAAAGTCAAGGTATGGGATGAAACAATCTCTCCATCTGTGCCAGCAGAAAAAGAACAGCATATTTCTGCTGAAAAAGATGTGCAAACAACACTACCAAAGGAAGGGGACACTGACACCCCTTCCATTATCCCTAAGAAAAAGGAGAAATAGTATGCATCTTGAGATTGAGGAGCTAGAAGATTTCTTTGTAATGTTCAAGGAAAAAGAAGCTGATACTCCTATCTTCATTGGTCAGTTGAACTACAGGAGTGAAACCACAATGTCTGTTGATGTTGTCATATCCACTAGATATGTTGATGATGGAGAAGTTACTATCATTACATACAAAGATAGCTGTGGTGTTGCAGAGCTACCTAATGATTTGTATGACAGACCACATACAAAAGAACTCTATGATGCTCAGGTCAAGGAACTAGGCAATCTTGATGTAGTAGCTGAAGCTAAGAAGAAAGAGATGGAGGAGCTGTTCAAAGGAAAAGGATATGTAACCTACAGGGGGATTTGGGTAAATGAAGGTTAAATATATCTTACAGGACATGGATGAAATAAAAAATAAGATGCTGGAAGCTGACTGGAACTCTTACAGATGGTCTCTTGTTTTATCAGCAAAAAAGGTATATGAAAAACTTGAGAAGGGAGGACATCTCAATAAAATGGTAAACTGGTCTAAAAACATTCAGATACAGAAAGAGATGATAATGGGGAGAGCTATAGAGATTGTTGACAATATCGACAACATAATGACCTATGACATAAGGGTGATGGATGAAACTACAACAGAGCTGACCGTATGGATGAATAAAGATTATTTTATTGCTGAAGATATGGTCAAGGCAAAAATGGGAAAAACTGGGAAAAAACTTATTAAAATATTGATAACAAGGCAAAGTCTGTTGAATCAGTGGAGAGAGGGAATAAGAGAGACCTATACACATAGGTTTACTGGTGAAGTCATTGAAGATGACGGTGAAGCTCTAAAAATTAGAACATGAGACAAGCTAAAACAGACAAGTATGTTTGCATCAGCATGCTTGTCATATTTTTTTATACTTTTTTTATAATTGGTTCTAGTCCTATTTATTGTGAAGAGCTACCATATTGGGGTTATAATTGTAGGAAAGATGAAGTAATTAGTGTAGAGTGGTCTTTAGCTACTATTATCTCTCCTTTTGTTTTTGTTGTTTTCTTTTGTTTCATGTTGTTTCATAGAGAGCTAGAACCTGTTAACCGTAGATGGGTCAAGGTGCAAATCAAAAAGGGACTCAGGTGGACTAGATGGAAAATGAGACATGGTATCAAAGAGTATAAGGAGTGGAGAGTTTCTCTATTAGACAACTAGACAATGTTTAGGGTTTTTATAATATGATAGTGATTTCAGTTATTGATAATCCATGATGAATGATTTATTACAACATAGTAGAAAGCTGAAACATCCAAAGGTTAGACATTGGGTACACACTGGAAAAGGAGATGACTATTATCATCAATGGGAAGGTACTAAGAAAAGAATTTTAGAAGCAACTAAGAAAAAAGGAGACTGGACAGTGGCATATAGAGGAAAAGAATATCATCCTAAAGAGTTTCTGAGAAAGTTTCCAAAATATAGACTCAAAAAATAATAAACTATAAATATAAATTAAAACAATAATAATTGGAGGTAAATAATTATGGCACAACAACATAGAATCGGCAAGGGTAATACAAGTGTTAGAGGTGACGGAAGAACTATGACTGTCAGATTTCATAATACTGATGTCGTTAAATTCACACCTAAGACTATAACTTTGAATACTGGTGGATGGAAAACAGCTACAACTAAGACTAGGATGAATCAAGCATCTAGTCAGTTTGGTCTTGGATATTCTGTCACTCAGAAAGATTTTAGCTGGTTTGTCATTTACAAAGGCAAAACAATGAAGTTCAAAGGAAACACATTAACATTCAGGAGATAGGCATGCCAAGACATATAACATTAAATCAAGCTAAAAAGCTGAGGTCAGGGCAAACTCTTTATCATCTGAAGCAGAAAAACTCTGATGGTACTGCTCAGAGATGGAGAGTCAATGGTAAAGTAAAGACTTGGAAAAGAGACCCTATGAAAGTACAAGTCCCCATCAAACATGGACTGTATGCTTATGATTATGTCACTGAGCATGAACTAAATCTTGTATCTTTGACAGAACCTAAGAGAGTAAAGAAAAAAGTAAGAATTTAGATTTACCATGTAGTTCACCAACTATGAGAGGGTGGGTGTTTTCCTTTCCATAATACTCTCCTCACCACCTCTCCACTCTCTCATATTAGGATTAAAATAAGGAGATAATAATAATGTGGAAATATCATAAACAACATAAATACTGGTATAGGGAATCAGCAAAAAGTCAGGAAGCATTGTATCTATTGTCTCCAAGTCAGAATTTTAAAAAGAAATGGTTGGTAAGAAGTACAAGATACACTAAGAAATCACCAACAGGTAAAGGAACTTACCATGAGTTTAATTCAAAAAAACAAGCTCTGAATTACATTAAAAAAAGAACTAAAATGTAGGGGACATAATAATGCAAGGATTATATTATGAAGTCTGGATAGGTAAAGGAAAAGAAAGAAGGGCAATAAAGACAGTCAGGACAAAAAAAGAAGCTGTTCCATTTTTGAATAAATACAAGAAACTTTCAGACATGGTACAAAACCAGAAATGGAAACATCAGAGACAATTTAATTCTTATTTCAATCCAAGAATAAAAAAAGTAGATAATAGGTGGTAATAATAATGTTTAGAAAAAAAAGCCAATTCACTCATTTTGAAAGAGGAACTAATCAAGCTGGAGAACCAACAATGGAAACAAGGAGATACAATGTAGTTGATGAAGAACCTGAATTTAAAGCTAAACCTGAGCATGCTTTTGGTAGAAAAACAACTGTAGATAAACTAGAACCGATTGATGAACTTGAAGCTGATACTGATGTAAGAGACATGATACAGGAAGCTAAAGAAAAAGAAAGAGAACAGAATATGACAGTTCTTAGAGCTAAACATTCAGAGCTTACAGAAAGAAAAGAGATGAAACTAGCTGACCTGAGACAGAAGAAAGAGATGAAGTCATTGAAAGGGGACATCAGGAAGATGAAGTATGCTCCATTATACAAGACAGGGAGTGGTCTCAAGAAACTGGGTACTGCTGTCAAGGATAGAGACTCAGGTTTTGTTGGTGGTGGTCAGGATAAGGTCTCTTTAGATGAAGGGTCTGTTGGCAACAATGGAAATGGCAAATCAGATTTCTTTTCTTTTGGTAGGGGAGATAAGGTTGACTGGGGGGGAAACAAAAAGACTGAGCTAGGTCTAGCAACTGGCAAGTCTAATCTTGATTTTGGAGCTAAATCTAGTGGTAAGATTGATTTCAGTCTTGGCATGGGTAGACAAGCTCCTAAGAAAAGGAGAAAGAAACCTAAGAAGAAAACCACCAAAAAGAAAGCTAAAAAGGGGAAAAAGAAATAATGACTGATGTAGTTAAAGTCTATAATATATTTGAAGCTAATAAAGAACTTGACAAGCTGGTAAAATTCAATAAGGGTAAAAAGAGAGGTCAGTACAAATATGCCTATATTGTAAAACTATCTGATGGGTACATGGTTCGATTATCCCAAAAGAGACCAACTGATAAGTCTGCAAGAAGCATTAGAATAATCAGGAGGAAAAAATAATGTATGTAGTAACAGCAATAGACAGCAGAAAACACTATTCAAGACAAGACATCAGCATTCCTTTTTTATCAAAAGCTAGAGCAGAAGCATTCATCAGAAGATACAGAAAAGAATACAAGGATGCATTACCCAAATACAAAACACTTTCAAAATTCAAAATAGAAAGGAGGAAAAAATAATGGCAAGAATGTATGTTGTCTGGTTATCTTGGTTTACAGAGCATAAATATGATTCAAACAAGATGAAAGCAGTTATTAAAAAAGCTGGTGGGGGAAACATTAGACTGAGCTATGCCTATGGATGGAGCAATCAACCAAAAGTTGTTTGTTTTAATGTTACAAATCTAAGGATGGCAAATAAAATTCAAAATGCATTAAGAACTGCATTTAAAACATCTTGGATTCACATAAGAAAAAAAGATTGGTAGGAGGAAAAAATAATGGTAAAAAGAAAATATACTTGGTATGTCACCATGACTGACAAGTTTATGTCAGGGTGGGGTAAAGCAAAAGGTAAGATTAACAAGCTGATTATTGTCTGTGAGAATGGAGACCAAGCACATAGGATTCAAAAGAATGCTAGCTACAGGTCTGAGATGAAATACATCAATGTCACAACCGATAAACCATATTACAACCCTAATAGGTATCTTGTCTCTTGGAAAACCTATAAACAAATGGGTAAAATCTGGAAAAAACCATAATACTTTTTTCTCTTTTTTTAATAATACATTCTTTGTTATATTATACAAGTGTCATTTTTGCACCAAAAGTATTTATATACCTAAACACTATACTTATAGGTAAGAAGGTGACACAACATGGATTATGAGACAAATGATATGGATAAGCTAGTATTACTAGCAAAGAAGCTGAAACAACAGAAAGAGACCAAAATGGATTATGTAGTCTCTTCTGAGGACATTCAAAGCGAATATGATGTTGGAGAGCAGAAGTTAAAACTCTCTATTCCACTACCTGATACTGGAGTGAGAAGGTCTTTTGAATTAACTGATTATGCACATGACCAAGTTAGTGCTAAGACAGGAATACCTAAGAGCTACTATCAGAGACTTAAAGAGCAATATCCTGAGCTACTTGTAACAAACATCAATGAGCTAATCAGAGAGAAGGATAAGAGACTTGTCAGGACACTAGAGGGCAAAGCTAGAGCATTATTGTCAGATAGATATAGAATCATAGATAATTATGATGTCTTGTTTAATGCTATGGACAGATTTGACCATCTTAACACTGAAAAAGGAATGAAAATTGACATTATGAGAGCTGACCTGACAGAGAAAAAACTCTACATCAAAGCACTCTCACCAACTCTGAAAGATGAAATCTTCCCAAATGAAGCTACTAGAGTAGGAGAAGCAGTTAATGGTGGAATTATCATAAGCAACTCTGAGGTTGGAGCTGGTGCTTACAAGGTCATGCCTTTTATGAATGTTATAGCATGTACCAATGGCATGATTAGTGAGAAAGTCTTTTCTAGGGTACATCTAGGCAAAACTAGAGGTGTTGGAGTCATTGACTGGTCAGATTTAACCCTTCAGCTTGAAGATGAAGCACTCTGGAGCAAAATAAAGGACATGATAGACCAGACCTTCAGTGTGGAAGTATTCAGGAAATGGGTTGACCAAATCAACAAAGTAGCATCTACTGAGATTGAGAGACCTATTGTTGCAATCAATAATGTAGTCAAAGAATATGAAATCTCTAAAGACAAAGCAGAGATGCTCTTACACCAATTCTCTAAAGAGGGTCACACTCAATGGGGTCTTGCTCAAGCAGTTACCAGAATAGCTCAGGAAGAGACAAACTATGACAAGAGAATCGAAATGGAGAAAGCTGGTGCAAAGATACTTGAGAAGAAATTAGTGGAGCTAGTAAGCTCCTAATCCTTTTTATTAAATAGATTGGTGACATAAAAATGACAAAAAAAATATGGGAACTAGGAGCTGGTGCTTTCGCCATAGTTGGTATGACAGCTATGACAGTTGACTCAACCTATTCTGTAGTTGTAGGATTATTTGCTTTAACAGTTGGTGTTTTAGCTCTTGCAATCCTACTTAGAAAGGAGAAAAGAGAAAGGGCATAGTCCCTTTTTCTAATCTTTTTTTGGAGATGATAAGAATGACAAAATATTTTGGAATCAAAGATGGAATCAAACATTCCATGTTACCTTTTTATCATTGTTATTTCTGTCAAGGAATCTTTGCATCAAAAAAAACTATGGCATTTCATATAATAAAATACCATCAACCTAATTTTGGAATTGATGTAGTTAAACATACAACTGATTTGGTAAAGGAGGACTAAGCATGAAAGAATTACCACATTATGAAGCAAAGTTTAGGGAATATTTGAAAATACACCATCCAGATAAATATGCTGAAATCATTTTCAATGAAGCTAAGGAGGATTAAGCATGAAAAAAACAGTACAATTAAGATTTGACCCTGAATTTACTAAAGATGAATATGCTAGAATCTGGATTGCTTTAGTCCAGTACAGGAAATATCAAGATTTCATTGGTGAGGGAAGCATGAAATCAAAGAACAATTATACTAGACTAGCTAAAAAAGTTGAGAACAAAATGCATGAAAGGAAGGTCAAAGCATGAACTATGAAGTTAAGTCATACAGATGTAAAGGTTGCGGACATGTGGTAGAGTTTAATATTCCAGATAGAACAACAATTACAGAATGGTTTTGTAAAAGCTGTGAAACTTTTAATGGTACTATAGAAGAGGTCAAAGCATGAAAAAACACATTCAGTATTCACATGGAAAACAATATTTACTTGGAAAAAATAAAGACAATGAATATGTGTATCTTACAGCTCCATCATGGGATTGTGATTGGTACTGGGGATTTGGATATATTAAAAAAACAGGGTCACACACACATTGGAACTCAGATATAGTGGGAAAACAAGAAGATGGGAGCTATTGTCACCACCTAAATGAGAATAAAGACATAGTTGAATCTGTTTTAACAGACAGTGAATCTTGGAAATTGTCAGAGCTTATGGAAAGTTTTTACATTTTAAGAAAGACAGCAGAATTTTATCATATGGGAGGGTCACACATAACAGAAAATCCTTTGAAAGATAAACTAAAAAATAAGTCAGAATACAACAAAATCAATAATAAATTATTGCCATTGATTTTTAAAGAAATTGATAAAATACTTTCACCAAAAGGAGGAAAAAGGTTTGCAGATGATTATGATGATTCTGAGGAGGACTAATGAGAATAATAGGTATCAGGAATAAATCAGTAGCAGACAGACCTACTTTCTTTTTCAGTGTGGAATCAACTGACCTGAATGAACTCAAAGAAGCTAGTATGAAAGTACAGGAGCTTCTAGGAAATGTGGAATATGTTACAAAATGGCATGATTAGAGAAATTCTGTCAGTTATTAGGAGCAGACTGACAGGAATATTACTTACAGCAATAGGAGTTACATTATTGATTGCATTTGATGTCCTATCATTCAATAGACAAGTCAGTGGTTGCACATCTAATTATAACATGTGGGATAGTGTTCTTCCTCTGTTATCAGTAGCATTGGTACTTCTTGGAATTTTATTGATGATAGATGACGAGATGTTATAAATGAAAAAAGAAGTAATTGAGATGATAGATGAAGTTATTAATTTACACATGAGAGCTATAATCAACTATGAGAAAATGAGGATGGTTGCAAATAAGAGTACAGCATTCATGGACACACAACAGAAAAAAGCTCATAAGAAAGAGCTATTGGATATAATGAATAAAATTAAGGAGTTGAAAAAATGATGTTACCAAGATACCATTGTAAAAGATGTGACCATACATGGTTTCCAAGAAAAGAGGGAGAACCAACAATCTGTCCAAAATGCAAAAGTCCATACTGGCGGACAAGAAGGAAAAAGAAGGGTAAACATGAAAAATTAACAGATTATCAAAGAGGATATATTGAATCAGCAATAGATTTTGAAGGGTCACTATCAATTAGAAAGTGTAAAAATAATTTATTTTCACATGGATATGAAATTGTACCATTAGGAAACATATCAAATACCAATATAGATTTATTAAAAAAAGTAAAAGATATAATGGGAGAAGGGTCAATAGTATTACACCAAAGACATGATGAAAATAAAAACTGGAAACCATCATATAGATATAATTTTACAAGAGCTGGGTTAAGATGGTTGTTACCAGAAATTAGACTGATAGAAAAAGAAAAACAAAGACTTTTAGTTATTAGAGCTTTAGATATTATAAAAAGAGGGGGAAAATATTATAGAAGTAAAAAAATGCCAGATGAAACATATGAAAAATTATGTAAAATGGTTGATACAATTAGAACATATAATAATAGAGGATTGAATGCAAATTGGAACAAACAGAGACTAAAAGACCTCAAGGAGACAAATGAACATGCCCGATAAGAAAAGAAACTGTTATCTCTGTGGTAAGGAATGCTATGGGAGACTATGCAGAGAGTGTTTCAAATCAGGGACTAAAGGAAACCATGCAAACAAACAAAGAAAAAGTAGGATGAATCAAAAATGAATAAAATAGAACAAATCAAATCACTTGAAAAAGACATAGCTAATCTGATGTGGATTGTTGACATAAAGAGTGAAAAATTATCAAAACTATTGGAGAATAAAAAATGAAAATAGAAGTGACACTGTATGAAGCTGTAAAAGGAGAAATAACTGCTCTTGAACATGAAGGGGTCTTGTATAGACCTGAAAGCAAAAGAAAATCAGTTGTCCTCATAGGTGCTGTTAGTATTCCTATGGAGAATACTGTCACAAAAAAAGAACCTAAAAAGAAATCCAACTATAAAGGAAAAAGAAGCAACTTTGAGATGTGGGTCAAGAAGCTGGAGCTAGGAGCTAGATTCACTGAGGAGACTTTCTTCAAAGAATATCCTAAAGTAAAACAGGATGCTAGAGGAAAAGAGAGAGTGGCTAAATACATCTCAATACTAATCTCAAAAAACAAACTGTTGCAACATGAAAAAGGAATACTTGAAAAGATAGGTGAATAATGGCTTTAGTTTCATGTTTTTTTATTAGATGCAAATACAACTATTATACAACATGTTTAAAAGAAATGGTTGAATTGAATGAAAAGGGTAAATGCACATCTAAAAAGAAGATAAAAAAGAGTTTAATGGAATAGAAAACCCCAAACAATAAAAGCAACAAAATCATTCTCTTTTTTTACCTTTGGTGATTAATAGTGAGGTGAAATCTGTCATTTAAAAACCATGTTCTCTCTCATTTTAAGCACATATTTGAAATGGTGACATCTTAGGTGACATCTTAGGTGGTTGTAATGTCAAAAAAAGAGGAGATTTATAGACGGTTAGTAGGAATGCATAAAGACTGTAGAGGGATGCAACAATATGGTCAACAAATAGCAAAAACACTAGGAGTAAGGCACTCCTATATTTATAAAATAATTAGACAGCTAGAAAAGGATGGTTACATAGTACCACAAGGCAAGAAATCATGTCCAATGTTTCACTCTGCAACTGCAAAATTGTTTATAAGGAGAGATGTCACCAGTCCCCCTCCTGAAGATGTCACCAAACCAGACCCTAGCTCTGAATTTTCTCAACTGAAGAAACCTGTTTTACTTGACAGGAGTAATTATGCACAGAACAAATATACTGTCCAAAAAGCAAGATATGAGATTAATATTGTGAGGGAATACACCAACTTTTTTGATGATAAAAAAAACTGGATGCATGGTAATTGTAAGCACTACAAATATAAGACAAAAGTTTTTGATAATTTAAAGGAGTTCCAATTTGAGAAGGTAGGCAAAAAGCTCATTGTTGTTGTCCCTGAGATGATTTTTAATAAAGAAGAGTTTAGTATTGCTAGACATACTATTTTCTCTATTGTTTATGAGTCTTTGAAATGGTTTTCTAAACTAGCTAAGGTCAAGCTGGAATTTGAGTCGTTACAGTTATGTCAGAAACCTCATATCTGTAAAAAGGCAAACTCTCCTGAAGCTATTAAGGTAGCTAGGGACTGGTCTTTGTCTATTGATGATAAGATGCTGGACATGTCCAGTGGGAAAGCTGACTGGGAGACCACTGTTTTTGATGATGCTGTAGTGGATGTTATCTCTGCTCTTGAAACTTGGAGTCCTATTGCTTCTTTGAAGTCTGAGCTGGATGACTTGAATAACAGGTTAACTGATGTTGAGGAGATGCAACCTGAGTTTGCTAGCAAGATTGATATTTTAATAGATGGCATGACTGAGCTTAAAAATATGATAAATACTAATAAGGAGGGAAAGAAGGATGAAAAGATTGATGTTGTTTAGGAAGCAGAATAGGGTAAAAAACAGTCTTTGGAGAAGGTTTACCCTATTCCTCTCTTAGTGTATACTATTATGTTTCTAATGATATATTAGTTTTGTTGTAAACTTTTTGGATAAACTATTTATATATACATTTTTATATCATTTTGATACAATGTTAGATATGTATGGTAAACCAGCAAGAATTATTTTTAGACCTACTATCCCTTTAGATGCTGAGTTGGATAGACTGATGGAGATGGGGAGGGCATCTACTAAAGCTGGTCTATTGATTGAGTTGCTCTGGTTAGGTATCGAAGCAAAAAAAGAGGGAAAATATGGTGACAAGAAAGCAAGCAAGCAAGATAATCCTTCAGTATCTAAAAGCTGAATATGAGATGAAGGGACACAATTTTTTCTTTAGTGCTAAGAAAGTCAAGATTAAAGGTTACAGTAATTATTTGACTGGTAGCTGTCTAGGAAAGATGTATGATTCTGGTGTTATTGAACAGTGGAAAGATAGGAAGTCACATCCTAAATTATACAAGACTAGGTTTTGAAATGTATTGGCAAATGTTAAAGCTGAAGAGAATAAAAAAGAAATCTGATATGCCTGACAGGGTAAAGATTCATACTATTGCTCATGTCTATCTGAATGGCGATAAATTTAAAATATTTGTGGGTAAACATGAGAAATGGTTGTCATCCACTGAGATGTATTTGCAGAATATGATGAATGGCAAATGGTATGAATTAATCAATGAAGTAAAGAGGTAGATAAAAATGAGTCAAATAAAAATAACATGTAGAAAAGATATATATGTCCAATTTGTAAATATAAGGGGTAAACCATGAATGATTCAGTCAACATCCTATGGGTTGCTATCATACCTTTGTTGTTTTTTATCCTTCTTAGCACAGCAGAGATTGTTTTTGAAAGTGAGAGAGAAAAGATATTATTGACCAGACTGTATTACATAGTCATGGGAATCTATATGTTTTGTCTTTGTTGTATTCCTTTTTGGATGTTGTGGTATGATGGTGTTATTTAAATCTAAAAATATATTGGACAGGATAGATATGCTAGCAGTTGAACTAGGTCTACATGTTGTTTATGTCCCTCTGAAAGAACGGAAAAGGATTAATAACAAAAAGACAATACATTAATCTGAGTTTTGGAGGTATGATTATGAAAGATAAAAAGGATAATAAGCAGAAAAGAAGATTGTTAGGTTTTGGGGTTGTATCAGCACCTTTGTTGTTGACATGGAAGCAGTTTGCATTGGTAACAAGTGTTATTTTGATTTTAACATCTTTTACTGCTCAAGCTGAGGTATCTCAAATTGGTCATTGGCAATTACTGGATGATGACACTTTGACTCCAAATAATGAGAGCTGGAATGTCAGCATTGGTAAAAATGGCACTACAGCTCATAAATTGTATGTGAATGGTACTGCATACATTACTGGGAATACTATTATTGATGGGTATTTATTAAATGCTAATCTCTCTAATTATACAAGTAGTGATATTTATATTGATGATGATAAATTATTTGTAAATCATACTGGTGGAGCTGGAGGGAATATCTTTGACCAAGACCTAAATCGAACATCCAATGTTAATTTTACAAACATAAATTGTTCAAATATAAGCATAGGCATAGGTTCGGGCAATTGGTTATGGTCAGATGCTAACAAAATATTGAATACAAATGCTTATTTTAATATAGATAAAGGAAATACTGATATGATACTGGCAAAACCATTATTCCGTTTAAGTGCCAATAATATAGGTACAGCATCGGGTGTTGGGATGCTTTTTTCTATGTACGCTAAAAATAGCGGTGCAACATATGCACAATATGGCTCTGTTGCAGATAGTTATGCAACTGGCAATACCTGTAAAGATGCATATTATAGAATTTCCCAACCTGTAGCTGGTACAAGTGGAACACATACAAAATATGGTATAGATGTTGGGATTAGTTATGGAGCTGGCGACACAGGTGGGACATATAAAGAAAGAGGGTTATCTATTGACATGGGAGGTGGTGTTACATATCCATCAACAGATACAGGGACAATAAGAGAAAATTATGGTATCTATTTAGAAAGAGATGGATGGGCCTTATTAGGTTTTATGGGCGGTTCCGTTGAATCACATAAAACATATGGGATTTTTATAGATGGTTATGCAGATTCAGGGGACATATTAACATGTGCTAATATTTCAGAAAACTACGCGGTTTATTCTACGGGCGGAGATACATTGTTTGGAACGGGTGAACATTGTTTTACTGGCACTCTTAATGCATCTGCATCTACTTTTGTTCTACCTACTGTTACAACAGGTGCAAGTCTTACAGCATATGAGGTCAAAGGTTCTTTGTTGTTGAATGAAACCACTAATCTTATGGGGACATATGACGGTGCATCTTGGTATTGGCGATAAAGTAAGAACACATTTTAGAGAAGCATGGGAAATTGCTTTTAAAGGAAAATCTAATGGAAAAATATTGTAAATTTAGAATAATGGATATTATTATAGATTCAAAAATTGAACATAAAACACTCAGAGATATGCATCCAGATATTGTTAAATGTCCTGAGTGTGGAATTAAACTTTAAAAGAAAACTTATGTGGAATCAAGAATGGAATTTAAAAAATATGGTAGGGACTGGTATACAACAAAAAAAGAAGCATTAAAAAATAGAACAAAAGGTGATATAATTTATTATGATATAGAATTGAAAGCATACTATTTAATATCACCAAAAAAGAAATCATTTTGGAATATTTAAAGGAAAAGTGAATATAAATGCCAAAGTGTATATATTGTAATATAAAATATGGTACAGCAATGTATTCTGATTTCAAATTTTGTCCCAGATGTGGTTTTATTTTAAAGAAAGAAGGCATATGTATTAAATGCAGCAATAAGGCAATATGGATGGATATGAATGGGTTGTGTTTGCGTTGTAAGATTAATAAGTTATTTGAAAAGGAGAAAAAAATGATACGGAATAGTAAAATAATTGATTATTTGTCAAATTTGCTGTTTATAGTAGGTATTGTTTTTTGGTTATTGTACGATTATATTAAAGACAAAATAAATGCAAAATTTAGGGGTAAAATCATAAATTATAATAAAGTTAATGAGATGTTTGAAGATGATGAAAGTTTTAAAGGAGGAAAAATGATATGAAATATTATATTGTTGCAGAAGTAAGAAGTCGTAGACAGGCAGACCATGTAAGAAGGAATATTCCACAGTTAGACTTTGATATAATAACAATCAAGGAGGATGTTGATACAGATGGTGATACTATTTTGAAGAAGGAGCAATCTAAATGTTTTGAGGTTGATGGTGGGCATCTTGGTTTTGATTATGTTAATTTTAATGCTCAATCTTAAAGGAGAACATGTTGAAACAAAAACTACTAGAAGATGTTGATAAAATATTTACTAATAATAATATACATTATTTTTTATTGTATGGTATAGCTCTTGGTTTACATCGTGAGAAACGTATTCTCCCTTGGGATGGAGATATAGATATAGGAACTTTCTTTGATTCTTATGATGCTGTGTTAAGTTGTAAAGAAGATTTTGAGAAGGTAGGTTATAGTTTTATCCAAAGGGTTCAGCATGGTCGTATATTTATCTGCGATAAGAAAGATGCTTTGTATTATACTAATCGGAAAAATAGTGATGGTGTTGTACCATATCATGCTGGTATCTCGTTTTTTTTAAAGGATAAAGACAAAGCAGTATTTTTACAGTTGTTTAATAATGATTTATTTCAGCGGTGGTTTGGACATAAAAACTGGTTGTATATATTGTTTACTTTGTTGCGTGTAAAACATGAGGTTTATCCGTTGAGTTGGTTTGAAAACCTAAATTATGTTAATGGTTTTCCTGTTCCTTCTTGTACGGGTGAGTATCTTGAGTATGTATATGGAAAAAACTGGGTAACACCTGTTAAAACTTGGTCGAAGTATCAGCATTTACAGTTTAATAGTGCAGTAAGGTATCATGTTATCAAAGAGAAAAGAAATAGGGGGATATATTATAATATTTTAAAGTAAAAGAAAATGGAGGTTAAAAAAGATGGATGAAGTAAAAAATTTTAGTGATATGGAAACAGTATCATTGGTAATTATTTCTTGGATTGCTGGATTTGGAGTTGCAATCGGTTTATCATTGATGCTGTTGTAAAGGATACAAACAGGGTTTGATAGAATGAATTTAAGATATTGGTTGAAATCTGCAATAAAAGATATACTTCTTTTCAGATGTAAAAGACGATATGAAAATTATTTAAATGTTTTAAAAATGGAAAGTAGTTTCTTACCAAATGGTGTAGACATCGGTGGATGTGATTACGATATTTTTATTTTAGATAAATCAAAATGGTTGTTTAGAATAAATAATTGGTAAAGGAGATTTACAGTGAGAAAAATAAAATTCAGTCATGTATACGACAAACATTTTGGTATTGATTTAGAACATCCTGTTAAACTAATAGAGTGTGAATCAAAGAATTTAGAAGATTTCTCAAATGAGTTTTTAGAGTATGATACAACCTATTTTGAGAACAGGGAAATGCTAAGGTATCCTTTGAAAAAAGGTAGGTATCTATTATTGTTTTTCATAGACTCAAAAGGTATGCTGTTTACGACTCTCCGTAGGGAGACACCATCTAAATTGGAATACTATATGACATCTATTGGATGTGATTTTGAATTAGTCATAGAAAATAAAAAACCTGAAGTATGAATAAAAGATAAGGTGCTTGATGATAGAGTATTTATTCTTGTTAATTGCATGTGCTGTACTCTTCAGAGCTAGCAAGCATGATTACAAGACACATTGGGTAGAGCTGGCAACTCCTTTTTCAATTTCTCTCTGTGGTTTCTTATACATGATATATTCTGGTAACAACATCATAGACACCATAGGAGTTGTTATCATAACTGCTTTCATTTTTGCTATTCCAACTCTCTTCAGTTTTGGTGTGGGAGACTTCCTTATCTTTGTTGGACTAGCTTTGTTCATTGACTCCTCAGATGCTTTCTCTCTCTTTCTAGGCATCTTTCTTGTCATGTGGGTACTCTGGACTATCTATCTGTTTCATAAGTTCAAAGTAACTAAAAAAGAGTTCTTGAAGATTGAATACCCTCTAGTTCCAGTTATTGCTATGTCTTTTTATATCTGGATTGTCTGTATGCTATTATTCTCAGGAATGGCATAATGCCTAATGAGATGTATACAGGTAGCAGATAGGTCAAGTATCTCCAGTGAAAGATTGTATTTCTGTAGGTCATTCCAAGTACAAAAAAGAATATCAAGAAATTCAACATCAAGACAATATAAAAATGGTATACTTTTTTTACATTAAATATTTTCATAAATATATCTCTTTTCATATGATAGAAATAGACAATAACAAGAAATCCAAATATGAATATGATAAAACAATTTACTATTGCAGTTGAGATACCATCTGTAAAGATTGAAAAGATTTTATCAGGAATCATAGCTGTAGGGACATTCAAAGGTGCATTAGCATTAAAGCTGTCACTATATCCACCTATTGCTCCCTCAATGCTCAGACCATGAAGTAAGATGTTCCTGAGACTCCATAGAGAAAACAATAAGGATGCTAAGGTAAAGAAAAAGACTGTTGTTATCAATTTTGAATGTTTGTGTCTAAGGTATATCCATACAAGTATCATTGGTGAAAGGAAAAAGAAAACATATTTGGTGAATATAAGCAGACCATAGAATATTGAGCTGTGTCTTAATCTACTGTCAACATTATAAAAGAAATAAATAAAAGTAGTAAATAATAATGTGGAGAGAGCTATTGGAAATCCTATGTTCTTAGGAGTAAAACCAAGATTGAACATGCAGAGAAAGAAGCTGAGACCTATACTGTTGTGAAAGGACAACCATTTATCTAGCAATAGAAACAATGGTATGAAGGTAAGAGTAATAAAAATATTGTCAAGGAAGAGCAAATAAGTAAAACATTCTGGTGTCTCAATACCTAATGATACTGTAGGAGCAACTAAGATAGGATATAGAGGTGGGTACTGGTACTGTCTTGATGTCTCTTGTCCATCTATGCCTAAGAACCATTTACTTATCTCTTGGTAATGGTCAAAGTCATAGAGGTGTCTGTCCTCAACAACTTCAAGATAGTGAGGAGTGAGAGCTGTCTTAATCAGGTAGATACTGAGAATGCATACTATGAACACTATTATTTTCTTCTCTCTGTCTTTCATGTGCTGACCTCTAAATAAATCTTATACTGATTAGATATACAAAATTAGTAAATCCACCATAGATATGCATTAAACTTCCGACATAAAGAACCATAAGATAGTATCTGGAAACATAGAGATAATAACCATGTTTCTTTTTGTATTTCATTGGAGCAGAATAGACAATCCAGATTGGTAATAAAAAGAAGAGAATAGACAAAAGAAAATAAAACTTATCTCCAGCAAAAGTTCTTTCAATAATATATGAAAACTCATACTTGAAAAAATGGTCAGGTGAAAGATGAAAATGAACATAGGTCAATGACAAATCAAACAGGGTTGATATGATATAAATAACAACCATCAGTTTAAAGACAACCATGAAATCATAAGGTAATGGTTTCCTGAGTCTGACTTCTATTTTGTCATTCCATTTTTTATATCTCTCAAGATGTTTATTCATCTAGTTCATCTCCCACATCAACCTCTACTTCATATTCAACTTTTCTTGCATGAAGATATGGTCTTACACTTCTCCTAGACCTAGCTCCTTTGAACTTCATTAAGTTATCAATAGATGCTCCCTTCTCAGCTAGAAGAGTCATTCTGCTATGTCTGAAGTTGTAGGGACATATGCCTATACCTAAGACTGACCATCCAAGTCTCTTGATGACATTGAATCCTGTCCTGATTGAGAATTGAAATATCAGACTATCATCTTTCAATCTGCTCAGGTGTCTCTCAATAGTTTTGACATATCTCTCTAATACTTCTGTCCTCAAAACAAGTGTTCTTTTTTCTACAAAAAATCCACCAGTCTTTTTCAGCTTCTTAGTTTTAATATGAAACTTAATCTTGTCTGGTAATATTGTGATGTCTGTCTTTATCATTTCAATTAATTCTTGAGGTCTAGCACCTGTTAACCATAGGATGCTTACCCATGTCTGGTCTCTGACATTCTTACAGTGGTTGTAGAGTGCTTTAAATTCATCAGCATCAATGATGTGAGTCACATTACTATCCGTATAGTTAGGCATATGCTTTTTTCTCCAGAGAGTTTTACAATTTACCTGAATAAAGTCTAGCACATATAATTGTTTTCCAATTCTTGACCCCTCATTAGAAACTACCAACAGGAGAGAAACAGGAGACTATAGTATATTACTTAATGAGATAAAAAAGTAGTTAAACAATATATTCATATCACTGTCTAAGTCTCTCTCATACTCAGAGACTTATTATTGAGGTGGTGAGGTTATTCAAGTAGAAAAAAAAGAAGTAGTGACAACACCTTTTATGTCACCTACTGAGACAATAAAGCAAAGGTCAGTGGGTCTTATGTTCGATAACATCAACCACAATGCTATGTCACAAGAGACTAAGGACAAGTATGCCTTCTGTGTTAAAACAAAGTCTCTAGCAATTCTTTTAGAAAGATACACACCTAAAACAGCTAAAGAAGAGATACGGAGCTGGTACAAACAATTAGCTACAGAGGTTAAAGAAATCAAAGAGGGGGACAAGACAAGCAGAGAGAAAGAGGTACTGGAGCTAAATGCAAAGTACAAGTATGCTTTAGAGGTTGATGAACACAATATGAGAATACTGATGAATAGTCCTATTGTAGAGCTGGAAGCAGAGGGGGAGCTTGATGCATCTGACCTAGACCTAATCCATACAGTTAGGGGAGCAGTATCAATAGGAGGTAAAAGAGTAGATGATGGACAGATTATCTTTAAACGATAATTTAGACTATTTTGGAGATGTTGATGGTAAGACATTGGCAAGTCTTTATTTTAGACATATCTTTAAAAGAATACATACATTCAAATTCAACTATCTAGGAATGGTCACAGGGAAGCATAGAGTGGGAAAATCCCTGACAGCTCTTACAATGAGTCATGTATTAGATAAGACCTTTGAGGAGAATATCAGGAAGAGAGTTGTGTATTTTCCAAATGATTTTATGACAGCTCTACAGGATATTAAAAAAAAGAATATCATAGGTGGAGCTATTGTTTGGGATGAAGCTGGAGTTGGCATGCCAGCTCGTGAATGGTACAACACCGCAAACAAATCCATCTCATATGTTTTACAGGTGTTTGGTAGGTATAGACCCATTGTTTATTTTGTAACTCAGGATGTTTCTTATATTGATTCTCAAGCTAGAAAATTGTTTCATGGATTTTATGAAATGAACAGGATGGGAAATGATTGTGCTATCGCTAGACCATTTGATGTCAAGTATAATAAGAGAACTGGAAAGGTCTATTATGTTTACAGTAGATTCAATATGAGAAATGAAGATGCTCATGGAGTTAAATTAATTCTAAAAAAGATTAATATTGCTAGACCACCTAAAGAAATGGAAGCTGTATATGAGGAGCATTCTAAGATTTTCAAAGACAAGATAGTTGAGCAAATGAGAGAAAGAGCTGGTCAGAATGAAGATGATAAAGAGATAGATGCTAATAGAATGACTCAACAGGAAATTGTGGAAGATTTGGTTAAGAATAAAGAAAATAAACAATTCCTCTCCAAGAGAAGTACAGAAGATAATATCATTTTTGAAGTCAATGCTATCAGATATAATTACAACATTCCAGATGGACTTGCTCGGTTTATCAAGAGAAAAGCTGAGATGGAAGCAAACAAAGTCCCTGAAGATGAAAGGATACTAGATGAAGTTCCCATCAATGGATAATTATTTATATTAATAATATATTACATTCAATAATAATAAAGAAGGTGACACAATAATGGAAGAAAAAACATTTATTATATAACTACATTGAATGGGATGATGTAAGAGCTGGACATGAATACAGATTACAACAGGTAAGAAACATAGTTAATCATGTAACTATTGAAATAACTGAGACAGGAGACTCTCTACCAATTAGAGCTTTTTATTCTGTTATACCAAAAGATGATTCAGAGCAAAAAGTATATGTTGATTTACAGATGTGTTTCAGTAATGAACATTATAGGAATCAGGTAGTTGATAGAGCAAAGCATGAGCTGGATAACTGGGTTGAAAGATACAAACAATATAATGAATTAAGTAAGTTTGTTTATGCCATTAAACCATTGATTGATTAGATTTTAGCAGAGTTTAGTTTAGTATAGTATAGTTGAGTGAAGTCCAGTTTAGTGAAGTTCAGTAAAGTAAAGTAAAGAACTCAGACTTGCCATTTCACTTATAGCATAGTGAAGTACAGTAAAGTAAAGTGGAGTTAAGCCGAGTTTAGTTAAGTGTAGTCAAGTTAAGTGTAGCTCAGTAAAGTGAAGTGAAGTAAAGTAAAGAACTCAGACTTACCATATCTATAGTAAAGTGAAGTGAAGTTATGTCAAGTATAGTCAAGTCAGGTCAAGTCTAGTGGAGTACAGTCCCAGTACAGAAGAGATGGTAGGGTGCAACTCCCTACTGTTTCAATCAATACAGTATAGTCTAGTTAACTGTAGTTGAGTGTAGTAAAGTACAGTAAAGCCAAGTCCTGTTAAGCATAGTATAGTTCAGTCTAGTTCAGTGGAGTGAATTGGAGTGGAGTACAGTCCAGTACAGAAGAGATGGTAGGGTGCAACTCCCTACTATTTCAATAGAATGGAGTAAAGTTTAGAAGAGTACAGTGAAGTAAAGTGTAGTATAGTAAAGTGTAGTTAAGCTCAGAGGAATATTACTTTCACTCTACCCCTCTTCATTCTTTAATATTTTAGTAGTTATCCCCAGACATAGTATCTTATGTCGAACCATGAAAGTCTCATGTGGTGGGACTCCCACTACATGACACTCCCATAAAATAGGAGTGTGATATTTTCACATCCCAGAAGGGGACTTTTTGTAAAAACAACATTTATAACACTTTTTAAACATTATTTGATTTAAATAGCTGTCGAAATTGTTTGGATATGATGATTATTGTATTAATAATTAACATTATATGTTACAAACATATATATTGCTACAAGTCTATAGTAATAGTATGATAGACAAAAAAGACTTGCTTGGAAAACATGTTCTCTATAAAGATAGAGATGGTAAGTTCAGGGTTCAAAGAGTTATCAAGGTCTACAGCTCTCATGTAACAGTCAGACATACTATCAAGATAAAGACCCTTTGGAAGTTCCCAAAAAGCAAAGTTCATAAGAGCAAGGTACTAGGGAGACAATTCAGAAAGAAAGGTCTTGAGTCTATTAAATGGTAAAGTATTAAATATATCTTTGTATATACTTGTATTGCTGGAATTTATTGCTTCTAGGAATGTGTCACCATCCACTAGAACAATGAGGAGACAAAAAGTTAATCACTAATCATCTCTCTTTTATTGTCTCCTCACACCTTTTTTAATCATTAGGGTTTTTATAATATAACAGTATTTTCTACTTTATGAGATTGCATAAGAATTAGAGGGGATTACTATGAAATTTTATAGAAGTAGATGTAAATGTGACAAGTGTAAGAGAACTTGGACAACTATCAAAAGAGCTAGCAAGAAAGCTCCAGCAAGATGTAAACATTGTTTCAGCTCCATGACTAGAGTATTATCTTTTTGGAGGGTCAAGTAATGGCAAATGTAACCTATGGTAGTCTTTTTACTGATATTGAGACTAAATATAAATCTATTCAGAAGCAGAGAAGCATACTCAGTGAGAGAAGGAAAGCTGGAGAAAAATCCATTGAGTCTCTTAGAAGGGTGCATCCTAGAACTACTCCTAGATTCTGGTATGATAGATTAGCTAGGATAAAAGGAATCAAGTCAGAGATGGGTTCTTTCACAGGTTTTGAAACTAAGCTGAGTACATCTGAAGCAGAACTTAAAAAACAAGAGAAGTCTTTGAAGGAAAAACAATCTGCTGGTTGGAAGATAAGAAAGAAGGGAGAGGGATATGAATATTTTAAACCAGCTCCTAAAGTATCATCTAGTAGAAGTAGTGCTGGTGGAGGTTTTTCTGTCAGGGTCAAATGGAAAACTAAATCTGGTGAGGTAAGAAGTTTTGTTGGTAATGTTAAAAATACTGATTCTTGGAGAAATCAAATATCTAATAGAGGGGGACAGATTCTAAGTATTGTCAGTCTTGGAAGTGGAAGGAATGTAAGGAGACATGTCCCTAAAGCTAAAGAGACAGTCGGTGGAGGTCTGATGATTTATGAATATAAACCTGAAGAGATAACCTCTACTAAAATAGCTGATACCACAGGTCTTGACATTCAGGAAATAGATACCACAGGTAAAACTTCTTTTGGTACTATGCCATCTTTAGATGTAGGGGGAAGAGGAGTACAGGTATTAGCTGGAGATACTTTTAAACAATCTACAATAAAAGCACAGATTACACCAGTACAAGGTCAGATGTCAACAATACCAACTACAGGAAGAAAAAAAGGGGAGGTATGGTTTACACCTAAGAAAAGCACAGATTGGAAATGGGGAGATGTTTCTCCTTACAAAGAAGAATTTGGTTATGACCCAAAAGACTTTGATTTTACCACAGAGATTGATAAAACAACAGGAAACATTGGACTCACTGAAAAATCAATAGCAACTGTTGAATCTAGTTTGCCAATAATCACTAAGAACATTGAGAGCATAGAATCTCAGATAGCAAGCATTGAAGGGTCAGGTCAGAAAACATTTAAGTTTCAGGGAGTAGCTAATGTATTTGATAAGGAAGGTGCAAAAAAGTATCTGCAAGCTAAGTTACAGGAGCAGAAGGGTACTTTTAAAACATATGAGAAATCATTACCTGAGCTGAAGTCTAGTCTTTCACAGATGAAAGAATCTAAGACAACATTGATTGATTATAAAGGTAAAGGATATACTCTTGATGTTAAAGAAGATGCATATGAGTTTGGGTTGCCATCAGCAGTTGATGTTCATAAGTTTGTTTATACTGGAAAGGTTGGATATAAACAACCATCCATTTTAGAGCAAGCTGGTGCATTGATATTTCCACCAATAGGTCTTGCGACAAGTGTAAAACAAGGTCTAGCTGGTTTGGATGCTCATTCTACTCAACTTGCTATGTCTAGTCTTGTCCAGTCTCCTCTTGGAATAGGAGCTGTTGCTTCTGGTATAGCTAGTGGTGTAACTGGAGATGAAGGTTTCACTAAGAGAAGTCAGGAGAAAATTGCTGAGTATAGTTTAGGTCTGAAATCTTCTCTTAAAAAAGGAGGGTTTTCTTTTGCTGGTAAAGTAATTTCTTCTGGAGCTGTAGTTAGTGGAGTTATACTTCCAACAGTTACATTGGGAACTGGTTATGTTCTTACTGGTGTAGGAGCTGGTGCTTCTGGTGTAGCTGGTGCAACATCTACAACTTTAGGAAGGTTTGGAGCTACAACATTAGGTAGAGCTTCTTTACTTGGTACTAAAGGGGGTCTTGTAGCAGTTGGTGGAATAGGAGCTGTGTCAACTGGTGCAACATTACTTAGAACTAAGGTAGAGTCTCCTTATGATTTACCCTCTGCTATTGCTGAGACTGGTTTTACTATAGGTCTTGCTTATGGTTCTTTCAAAGCTGGAGGTAAACTGTTCAAGAGTAGAATGCCTAAGATAAAAACAGTGGATGTGAAAGCTACAGATTTAGAAGTTTTCCAAGATGCACCAAAAGGAGGAGTCACTAAATTTGAATTATCAGGTAAATATGATATTGAAGGGACTAAAGCAGATGTCATGTTCAAAGGAGCTGGTTACAAAGTAGGAAAAGAGATGCATGTTTCTACTGGAAGGGGGTCTGTTAAGTGGACTGATAAAGGAGGAGCATTCAAAAGACTGACTGGCATAGGAAAAGAAAAATCACATTATAAGATATTAGATGCAGATACAACAGCAGATTTAATAATAAAAGGTAAATATGAAAACATCTACAGATTCAAAGGTAGCTCTCAGATGTTATCTGGTAAGAAAGGATATTATGCATATGGTTATCAAGAACCAGTAGGGTCAGAGGGTTACAGTAGTGTACTAAAAGAACCTTTTACTTTTAAAGAAACATTTTACGGAAAAGTATATCCTAAAGAACTGGGAAAAATAAAGATTGATTTGTTCTCACATAAAGGAGAATACTCTGGAATGTTTCAAAAGGGAACTATGAAATTATCAGGTAAGATATTCAAATTACCTCAGAGTCTTAGTAAAACTGGAGGAAAATTAGTAAAGACAAAAGGCAAGGGGAAAATATTAGAAGATTGGTCTGGTAAAGCTAGAATGGGAGATGCAAAGGAAGGACAGCAGTTCTTTTTCTCAAAAAGCATTAAACCAACTACAGGGAGAATACCTGAAATCACAACATCCTATGGAGATGTAGGACAACATGGAGAAGTAGGAGTTGGAATATTTGAAGAGGTCGGTATCTTACTAGCTAGAACCATACCAAAAGATGTTGTTACGACACCTACAGGACTTTATGGTGGGGGATTAGGCGGACTTGTTAAAAAAGGGAAACAAGGAACTGTAACAAGTGGTAAGACTAAGCTAGCATCAGCTCTAGGGACAAAACAAATATCTAAAGTAGCTCAGAAATCAGAAACAAGAATTGATACAAGACTAAAATCTCTTCTATCTTTATCAACTGCAAAAGTTGAGAGGTCTGCTGTTGCAACATCAGAGCTTACAATACAGGGTACTAGGTCTAAAGAGCTGGAGAAATTTGACTTTGGAACTATATCATTGACCGATACTGCTCAAGCTCAAGAGCAAAAGCAGAAGCTAGCTGTCACACAGAAATCTAAGATGGCATATGGTACAGCTAAGAAATCAATATTTGATGTAATTACAATAACTGATACAGTTCCAACAACACCTTTTACACCAGCACCTATCCTATGGGGAGGGAGCAAGGTTAAACCTAAGAAGAAAACAAAGGTAGGGAGACCTAGAAAGAGAGCATACAGACTTGGTAAGAAAAGGATTGCTTTAAAGACCATCCTAGCTGACCCTTTCAGTGTCCAGACTTCTCAGATAAAATATGGCAAAGCTACCACTCCAAAAATCACTAAGCAGATATGGGAGGAGTTTCAGAGAACAGGGAAGGTTAAAACTGTTGAAATGAGAGATGCTATAGTAAAGAAAGCAAAAAGTGATAAGATTGATTTCGATTACATTACTAAAGGTGGAGGAGCTACTAAAAAAGAAAAGGTTACTTTTGATTTTAATATTCTTGGCAAAAAGAAGAAAAAGAAAGGAGGAAAAAAATGAGAATACTAAAAGGGATTTGGAAAAAGCTAAAAAAGATGCGAATGAAAGGACAGTACACTCTTCATGCTATGCTAATGACAGTTATGAGCATAATTGCTTACTCTCAGCTCTATCCAATGCTAAAAGAGATACTAGATGAAGTCATACCTCAAATGGATGGTTCTGTAGGGACTCTTGTAGCTTTGTCTCCATTATTCATATTCCTATTCATTCTCTATGGTGCATTATGGTATGTTTCACCTCATAGAGAGCAGTAAAGAGGAGATAAATAAATGAAAAAGCATCTGCTAGTAATAATGCTATTGTTACTCAATTCAATAATTGTATTCATACCTGTTATGGGAGTTGATGAAGTATATGATGGCGATACTGTTTACATTGATAATGAAAATGCTTATCTGAGTGCAAACCCTCATACAATAAAAAAAGATGAATGGATAACTTTTACAGTTAGAAGCAAAGACTATGAGGGTGACATTGATGCAGTATGGCTTTTTGATACTACTTTTTGTAGACCAACAGCACCAGTATATTATAAGATTGGAGAGGGTGCTTGGAATCTTCTTGAAAAAGAATTTGTTATCACAACCATAGATTTTGAAAACATGACAAAGGCATATGCATTGAAAGATATAACCATAGTAAAAGATGTTAATTATTCTTTGAAATGTTATGTGACTATGACGGAGGGAACTTCTGGTAAATATTGGTATGGTGTTAAACCAAGTGCTATGACATGGGAGCATGGATATTATATTGACCCTATATGGGGTGATTATATTGATTTTACAACATTTACAGAGCTTGACCCTGATAGTCATATTTCTTATACTGCCGATAGAATGACATTTACAGGTATGACAAGGAAATTACCAGTTTCTTATCTGTATAAGGATTATGGTGCTGGTTATTGGGGAAATACATGGAATTTTAATCTTACCCTTAAAGTTACAAGTACAGTTGCAGAGGGTTTAACTCATTTGGTTACTATGTCAAATACTATTGCTACCCATCATCTGTTGACAGCATATGTAGGTCTATATGTTTATGTAACAGATAGGGGCAACCAATTTAAGATAATATTACAAAGTAAAAATGAATCATCTGATGCATTTATCCATTATGGGCATGATGGAACAAAAATATATTATCTGAATTTTTGGAGAAATGGCGAAGATATATATGTAAATATTTATAATGATTCAGCAAGAACTGATTTATATGGTTCTTTACATAATACAAATGATGTCACAGACGGATTCAGGTATCTTTATGCAGTAAATCCAAGTTCCACTTATGGGGGAGGACAAACATTTACTATAAATGGATATATTGAATTTTTAGGGGAAATTAACAATGTTGCACCAACTGTTACAGGTGAATTTCCTGTAAATGAAAGTATTGATGTTTTTGTATTACCAAGAGTAAATGTTACCGTAGATGATGGAAATGATAATGCTCTGAATGTTCATTGGTTAAGTAATTCAAGTGGGGATTGGGTAGAGTTTGGACAGAATTTAAGTTTACAAGGAGAATATACACATAACATAAGTCAACTAAATGCAAACTTTTCAACTATTAATACAAAATATTGGTGGAGTGTAAATGTAACTGATGGTCAAGATTGGACTAATAATACATATCATTTTTTAACAGTAGATAATGTTGTAGTTGGAACGAATGCATCAACAGATATTGAGGAAACAAGTGCGAACCATACAGGATATATAAATCAAGGTGGTATTGGAGAAT